AATCATTTAAAGAGTTAGCACAAAAAATATTAGTAGATATTTTAGCAACAGTTATACAAATAATAATTACAAGAAAAATAGAAGATATATTAATTGATAAAGGAATTATAAAAGAAAGAGAAAAATTAAATTTAATGCAAAAACAAGAATCATCTTTGAAAAGACAAATGGCACTAAAAGCTGTATCTTCATTTTTTGGTTTACCTTTCTTTGCAAGTGGTGGATCTATAAGAAAAGGTCAACCAGCAATAGTTGGAGAAAGAGGACCTGAGCTTTTCATTCCTAATTCTTCAGGACAAATAACCCAAAATGCTAGAGGTATGGGTGGACGTGCAGTAAATGTAAATTTCAACATCAATACTGTAGATGCATCTGGTTTCGAAGATTTATTATTTAGATCAAGAGGTGCTATATCATCATTAATAAATCAAGCAGTAAATGAACAAGGGAGAGGAGCAGTAGTATAATGTCAGGTAGTTTTCCAATATCAACATCAAAATTCTCGACAATGGGAATAAGATCATCACAAAATACAATCTTATCATTTACAGATAGTGGTAAAAAATTATCAAGACAAATAGATGGTCAAAGATTTGGTTTTACAGCTAAAATTATTACTGCAAAAAGAAGTGATGCTTATGGAGAGCTGATGGCATTTATAATTAAACAAAGATCAGGCAAAGAAAACTTTACTATTATTCCACCAGAATTAAAAAATGCTCGAGGTAACGAAACAGGAACAATACAAGTTGATGGTTCACATTCAGTAGGTGCAACTTCAATATCAATAGATGGACATCAAAACAATAATCCAAATGCTTTTAAAGCTGGTGATTATATAAAATTTGCTAATCATTCTAAGGTATATATGATTGTTGCAGATATAAACCCTAGTAGTAATTCTTCTACATTAACAATAGAGCCACCATTAATTAATGCTTTAGCAGATGATGAAGTTGTCACTTATGATAATGTTCCTTTTACTGTACATTTAACAAATGATATTCAAGAATTTGGTGTAGTGGGAGCATCAAACAATGGTGAATTATTATATGAATTTGAATTAGATGTTGAAGAAGCCCTATAATGGCAAAATATCTTGTAAAACATTGGATAAATGTTGACGTCATAGCTGAAAAAGTTATTGACCAAAATGATATAAATATTGCAACAAATGATTTAGGCAAACATAATATCCCAGATGGAAGTTTTAGTTTTGTTATGATAAAAGATAGCGAGAAAATTAATAGAACAACATACGAAATTTATGACGAGAAACTTAACGACGGCAGTAAAAAACCAACTAGCAACAAATGATATTAGACCCGTACACCTTATCACCATTGGTTTCGGCACTCCTGTTAATATTACTGATTGCTCTTTTTCGCTAACTTCTTCTGTTTCTGGATCGTCTGTAACATATTCTGCTAGTGATTTTATATTAGATATATCTGGTTTTGATGAACAAACTGATCTTACAAAAGGCACATTAAATCTTACATTATCTGGTGCAAATCAGACTTTCATATCAATCGTTTTAAATGAAAATGTAATTAATGATAGTGTTACAATATTTAGAGGAATACTAAACAGTTCAAATGCTTTGATTGCAGATCCTATATTATTATACAAAGGTACAATAGATGGATTTGATATAAATGAAAAAAATACAGAGAGTTTTGTTAATTTAAAAGTAGTATCTCATTGGGCAGATTTTGATAAAGTTTCTGGAAGAAAAACAAATAGTACATCTCAACAAAGATTTTTTAGTGGTGATGTTGGTTTCGATTTTTCATCAGAAATGGTGCAAGATATAAAATGGGGTAGAAGATAATGCAAGATATTATCGATTTGTACAGAAATTATAAAGAATATAATCATCTATCAAAGTATGATTTTAAAATTTGTTTAGAACCATCTATTAAATTAAATCAATTCAAAAAACATTATAAAGATAATAAATTAATTGGCTTTACTAATTGGGCATACTTATCAGACAAAGATTCAGAAAATTTAAAAAAAACAGGAGACATAATAAATTGGAACTCTGGTGATAATTTATGGCATATAGATACTGTTTGTATTGATGATTTAAAGCTAATTATATCTTGGACAAAAAATTATTTTACAAAAAAATTTGGCGTAGGTAAGACAATTAATTGGATAAGAACAGACCAAAAAAAAGTTATTAAATATTTTAACATGAAAACAAAAAAAAGTTGGCTATGGGAAGTATAAAGAGAATATTTAAAAAAACTGTAAGAGTTGTAAAAAAAGTTGTTAAAACTGCTGTCAATGTAGTTCAATCTGCTGTTTCATGGCTAACACCATCTTTTCCATCATTTCCAGATAGTAGTTTTGGCGATACGCCAATGGACAGTTATGAAAAAGGTATTTTACTTACTAAAAGATCAAATGATGCACCCATTCCTGTTGTATATGGAGAAAGACTACTTGGTGGAGTTCAAGTATTTTTAGAAACTTCTGGATCTGATAATCATTATTTGTATATGGCAGTAGCACTAGCAGAGGGAGAAATTAATTCAGTTGAACAAATAATTGTTAATGACAAAGTTGTAAAATTTGATGGTGCTTTAACTCATGGTTCTGTAAGAGATGTTGTGACAACTGGTTCTGGTGCTGATACTAATTTTAGATATTGTAATCGTGCTGGTTGCTTCTCTACAATACGCGCACAATGTTTTATGGGAACTGACGACCAAGTTGCATCATCAGTATTAACACCCGCAAGTGGTTGGGGTTCAAATCATAGACTAAGAGGAGTAGCATATATTGCTTTAAGATTTTGGTTTAGATCAACAATTTATAGTAGCATACCAACTGTCAAAGCAAAAATAAAAGGTAAAAAAATAGTTACTTTAAATTCATCTTTAGTAGAGTCAAGCCCAACATATTCTACTAATCCAGCATTTTGTATTTTAGATTATTTAAGAAACGAAAGATACGGAAAAGGATTAGCAACAACAGATGTAGATTTACAAAGTTTTTATGATGCTTCACAAATTTGTGTAACACAAGTAACACCTTTTTCTGGTGGTAGTGATATAAATTTATTTGATACTAATTATGTTTTAGATACAGGCAGAAAAGTAATTACAAATTTAAGAGAACTTATAAAAGGTTGTCGAGGATATTTACCTTATACACAAGGAAAATATAAATTAATTATTGAAACAACTGGATCAGCTTCAATTACTTTAACAGAAGATAATATTGTTGGTGGTTATGTATTATCAAGCCCAGATAAAAATACTAAATTTAATAGAGTTATTGTATCTTTTGTAAACCCAGATCGTAACTTTCAAGTAGATCAAGTGCAGTTTCCACCAATAGATGATAGTAGTTTGCCAAGTGCAGATCAACACGCAAACATGAAAACTGCTGACGGAAATGTTTTATTAGAACATAGATCAGAATTTCCTACATTAACATCACCTTATCAAGCAGAAGAAATGGCAGAGATTATTCTAAGAAGATCAAGAGAAGCATTGGTATTACAGTTGACAGTAGATTTTAATGGATATGATTTAGCTGTTGGTGATATTGTTGCAATAACATATTCAAGTGTTGGTTTTTCAGCAAAAAATTTTAGAGTCCTTTCTATTACATTTAACGAAGATTATACTGTATCTTTAAACTTAGTAGAGCATCAAAATTCACATTATACTTTTGCATCTAAAAACCAAGTAGCATCAACTCCAACAACAAATTTACCAAGCCCAAATAACACAATAGATTTATCAGAAGTTTCTAATTTTATGTTTATATCTGATACTGTTGTTGAATATAATGATGGTGTAGTTATAAGTAAATTAACTATAAATTTATTATCTTTAGAAGAATCGATTGGTGTTGCTGGTGATGGAACACCTTTAGCACCATTAGATAGTTTTTTTGATTATTTTGAAGTAGAAATATCAGAAGATGGTTCAAATTTTGTAACTGTTGGAACAGGGAAACAAACTTCTTTTGAAGTATTAAATGTAAAAGATGGTGTTACATATACTGTAAGAGTTAGATATGTTAATCAAGCTGGTGCAGTTTCTGATGATTTAACACAAACACATTTAGTCGTTGGTCAATCAGCACCACCAAGTAATGTTCAAAACTTCTCAATTAATGTTGTCGGAGATCAAGCTGTTTTAGGGTGGGATGCCGTTAGCGATCTTGATTTAGCTTATTATGTTATTAAACACAATCCAAACACAACTGGTGCAACATTTATCAATTCAAAAAATGTTATAAATAAAATTGCACGACCAGCGACCACAGCTAGTGTACCTTATCAAAAAGGAACTTACCTTATCAAAGCAGAAGATAAATTAGGCAATCAATCTATTTTAGAAACTTTAATTGTATCAGATATTGAACCAGAAACATTTACGACAGAAACAACGATAAACGAACACACATCATTTTCAGGAACTAAATCTAATGTAGAGATAGTACAAAAAGACTCTGTAAATCATATTGGTCTTACTGCAACAGGAACTTTAGGAAATCCATCATCATCTGTACCAAGCACAGGAACTTATGATTTTACTAATACAATTACACTACCAGCAATATTTAATGCTAAATTTGAATCTGAAGTACAACAAACAGTAGAAAATGTGGCAGAATATTTTGATAACGGAAGACCAAGTAGTTCAACAAATATAGATAGTGGTAGCCCAGATCCCTTTGATGGAAAGACAGTTCAGAATTGTAACACAATATTACAAATTTCTAAGAGTGATGATAATGTTACTTTTAGCTCATTTCAAAATTTTACAACAGGACAGTTTAGAGGAAGATATTTTAAATTTAGAGCTTTGTTTACATCAGCAGATCAAGATAGTAGAACCTTAGTAAATACTTTATCAGTTACAGCAAGTTTGAGAGAATTAGTTCAATCTGGTGCAGATATATCAAGTGGAACTGGCGGAAAAGCTGTAACATACACAAGTGCATTTAGATTAAATCCATCTATAACTGTTAGTGGTCAAAATATGGCAAC